CCGCAATGGTAACGTCGCTCCGATGGAGTTGGCGCACACCTATGTCGAAGCAACGATGGCTGACTTCTACGCAGCCGAGTACATCGACAAGCTGGACGAACTGAAGATCAACATCAACGAGCGTCAGGCCGTTGCTCAGTCGGCTGCTGCTGCCCTTGGCCGCAAGACCGACGAACTGTTGATCACTGCTATGGATGCTGGCGCAAACGCAACCCAAGTCAACTCGACTGGCGCTGCGGTTGAAAAGGCAGACATGCTTTCGCTGTTCGAACTGTTCGGCACCAATGACGTTCCTGAAGATGGTCAGCGTTATATCGCTATGCACCCGAAGGGCTTTGCGGACCTGTTCAACATCACCGAGTTTGCTTCCTCGGATTTTGTTGGCCCGCAGAACCTGCCGTTTGCTGGCGGCATGACCATGAAGGAATTCCTCGGCTTCAAGATTTTCTCGACCTCGGCGGTCACGGCTGGCAAGAACCTTGCCTACCACACCTCCGCAGTCGGCCTCGGCATCAACGCCGATGTGCAGACGGAGATCAACTACGTCGCTGAGAAAGTCTCGCACCTCGCAACGTCGATGATGTCGATGGGTGCCATTGCTATTGATAGCAACGGTATCTACGAAGTCCTCGACAATAACTAAGGAGAACCAGAAATGGCATTTACCCCTGCTTCTCTGACCCGCTTGGCTGGAGCTTCGGGTGTGTCCCTGTGGCACTACTCGACCGCTGACGCCATTGCTGATGTCAACACCGCTGGTTACTTCAACTCGGCCTCGAACATGCTGAACGTCAATGACGTTATCATCACTGTCACCGAGACTGGGGGAACTCCGGCTGTCAGCCACACCTACGTCAACTCGAATTCGGCTGGCGTAGTTGATGTTGTGAATGGCGTTGCCATCACTTCGACTGACTCCGACTAAGAAAGGAGAGGGGGGCTTCGGCCCCCCTAACCCCACATGCCAGCAAACACAGCAATCAAAGTCTGCTCCCGCGCCTCCATCCTGATGGGTGGTTCTGCTATTGCTTCATTCGAGGATGGAACTGTTGAGGCTGATGTCTGCGAAGCGATGTATGATGATGTTGCTCGGGCATCCCTAACTAATACTCGGTGGCGGTTTGCCACCAATCAATCCATTCTGACGCGCAATGCCTCTGCCCCTACTGGCAGATTCGATGCGTCCTATCAGCTTCCGGCAACCATGCTGATGCTCAACGCAATCACTGTGAATGATATGCCGATTGAGTATGACATCTACGGCGACAAGGCTTTCTGTAATGCCGTGGCCTCCGATGTTGTGATTGCTGACTACATCTTCCGCGCAACAGAAGCCAACTGGCCCGCTTACTTCACCATTGCCGTGGAGTTTTCGATGGCTGCAATCTTGGCTGTCTCAGTTGCGCGTGATGCCCAGCTTGCTTCACTCATGGAGCAGAAGGCCAATCTCTATATGATGCAAGCTCGTCGTCTTGACTCTCAACAGCAGACCACGCGCAAGCTCAACACTTCGAGGTTCATTGCTCAAAGGCGCAGCTAATGCAAAAGGTCAGAGTCCCAATCAATAGCTTTCAGTATGGGGAAGTCAGTGGCTCTTTGCTAATGCGCGTTGACAGTCCAGTCTACGCATCCTCTGCTCAATCGCTAGAAAACATGATCGTAATGTCTGAGGGGTCCGTAAAAAAGCGTTACGGCCTCAAGCACATTTACGACTATGGCATTGTGTTTGACTCGGCGCATCCCGCTCAGTCTCACTTATTCAAGTTCGTGTTTTCCGACGATGAGCAATACTTGGTTTCGGTTGAGCATGAACAGGTTCGCTGCTTCTTTCTTGATCCAGACGGCACTGTGGATTTGGTGGAAACAATAACCCAAGACACGAACACTGATCCTTTGCCGTTTGATGAGGATTACCTGCAACAGTATACCTATGCTCAGTACGGCGATGTGATGTTCATCTGCCATCCGCTTTTTATGCCTAGAATGATTATTCGGACTGGCCTTACTAACTTTGAGGTCACTCCGTTTTCATTCGATCAGCGTTATGACGGGCTCAAAACCTATCAACCCTACTCTCGCTTTCAAGCTAGCGGCGTAACTCTTGATCCCAGCGGCACAAGTGGCTCAATAACGCTAACCACAAGCGCACCGCATTGGACGGCGGATCATGTTGGCAGCATTGTTCGCTATGGTGAGGCTGAGATTGAAATCACAGCTTACACATCCTCAACTGTTGTAACTGGAACCGTCATTGATTCGTTGTTGGTTAGACTTTCCGTCTTGAATCCGCTCCGAACAACCGATGGAAGCACTCGCGTTGAGGTTACGCAGATTGCTCATGGCTTCGCTGGCGGAGAAGCCGTGACAATTTCAAATGCAAGCGCCACGGGCGGCATCAATGCTGGCAACCTCAATGGTAGCAGAACTGTTGGCGGCATTATTGATGAAAACACTTGGTACTTTACTGCTGGCGGCTCTGCATCTTCTGCTGAAGATGGCGGCGGCTACGTCAGCATAACAAGTCATGCTCCCAGTGCAGACTGGGACGAGCAAGCGTTCTCTGCGGTGCGCGGATATCCTGCTGCTGTGGTCTTTCACGAAAACCGACTGTGCTACGCTGGCACATTGGCTCAGCCCGACTCAATTTGGATGAGCGCACTCGGCGACTTCTTTAACTTTGATGTTCGCGATGCTGCTGACACGGATGCTATTGCTCTAGTTGCTGCAACTGGCACAGTGAATGAGATTCGATACATGATCTCTAACCGTGATCTGCAAATCTTTGGCGCGTGGGGCGAACTTTACGTTCCTAGCTACCTCAACCAGCCAATTACGCCAACCAACGTGCAGATTCGCCTGCAAACCCCATATGGTTGCGACCACGTTCAGCCAGTTTCAATCGACGGCGCTACAATCTTTGTTCAGCGCGGCGGAACGGTTGTGCGAGAGTATCTCTACACTGACCGCGAGGATGCTTACACCTCAACATCGGTTTCAACCTTAGCTTCGCATCTAATCGTTGCGCCTAAGTGCATGACTGTTGCTCATGGGGCTTTTGATCAGGCTGAATCCTATGCCTTCATGTCAAATGCAAATGGGGACATTGCGCTCTTCAACTCAAATCGCGCTGAGAAACGCGCATCTTGGACAAAGCTAACAACGGACGGAAACTTCTGCTCGGTCCTTGGCATTGGAACTAGGGTCTTTGCCAATGTCTATGACTCAGATGGTGACATGCACCTATGCGAGTTTGATGGAGAAGTTGGCTTAGACTTCTACGTCACGGGCGCTGTCTCATCTGGGTTTATCACTGTTGGTAGCTCCTACAGCGTTGGTGATGTTGTATCTGTCGTAAGCAACGATGGCTTGCAATACATCGGTCAAAGAACTGTTGTCCTTGATGGGGGCGTCAACAAGATTTCTATGACCGGATACACTGGAACCTACCATGTTGGCGTAGCATTCCCAGTGAATGTGATTACAAATCCGATTGACGCGGCACTTCAGGGTGGGCCTAGAACTGGTGATGTTCGCGGCATCTCGACGGCTGTTGTTGACTTGCGAGGAACTCGATCTGTTAAGGTAAACAATAGAGCAGCCACGTTTGACTCTACGTTTAGTGGCAAAAAGGAGTTTCGGCTTCTTGGCTATGGACGTGACCCGCAGATTACTGTTTCTCAGAATGAACCGTTGCCGCTTCAGTTGAACGGCTTGATTGCGGAGTTGATGATCTAATGCCGATAGAACTTATAACCCTAGCAATGCTTGCTTCCGCTGGCGTATCTGCTGCTGGTTCAATCTATGGCGGCATTGGTGCCAAAAGAACTGGCGATTTAAACGCATTCAGCACAAAGACAGAATCAATTCTGGCTAAGGCTCAGGGTATTCAGCAAGCCAACCTGCGAAACACTGCCTTCAAGGAGGCTATGTCTGCCGCAGATGCAGTCTTCTACGCTGCTGGCCGTGACGTTGATCCATCAGTTGAGGCGTTCAAGCGCAAAGAACAAAAGGTCTTTGGCGAGGATATCTCCGATCTAAACCTTATGACGCGCCTCAATGAGCTAAAGCTAAAGCAGCAGGGTGCAACTGAGCGCCGCGTTGGCAAGGAAGCCTTCATTGGATCGCTGCTTAAAGCAACTTCAACTGGTCTCAGCGCCTACTCAGATTACAGGGACACACGCTAATGGTCGAAATTAAACGTCAGACTCGCGAATTTGGCATCCAGCCTATTGGCGTTCTTCGAGCACCTCAGGCTGGTCAGTCGATTGCTGAAGCTGTTGTTTCTGGCGCTGACCAACTCTATCGGCGTTCCTATGAGATTGCCCGCGACCAAGCTGTAAAGCGTGGTGGTGAACTTGCTGCTGAGACTGACATCAATCTCATCACCACCTTTGATGCTAACAACAAATTGCCAATGGCAATGGAGCTTACCCAGAGCATGGGTCGGTTTTCTAGGGATGCGTTTGAAAAGGTAACGCTTCAACGCTTTGAGCAAGCCATTGCTGACGATATCCAGAATACAAAAGCCATCATGATGGAGAGGTATCAAGACTCTCCCAAGGCTTTTGAGGCTGCGTTTTCTCAGTATCTTGAGGGAACAGGCGCAAACGCATCTGGCTTCTACAAGCAGGTCATTGTTGATCGCGGTGCTTCCGCCTTGGAGGAAGGCAGAACCCGCATTCAGATTGCTCAAATGGCCCGTATCCGCGCTGAAGCTCAAGCTGCTAAAGCTAAAGCTGAAGAAGCATACATCGAGCAGATGTTTAACATTGGTGCTACTGGTGGAGCAATTGCGTTTGACCAAGCAGATCGCGCAACAAAGTCAGTAAACAGCCAACATACTGATTATGTTGATGCTGGAATTGCTCCAAGCTCCAAACCTGAATACCTAGAAAAAGCTCGCACGGCTTATATCTCTGGTCGTTTGTCTTCCGCTATGAGCGATCCGAATGTTGCTGTCGATTCTGGGCTTGTTCAGCTTTACTTTCAAAGCGGAGGCTCAAAGTCTGTTTACGAACTAATGGGCCCAGCCGCCCGTGGCGTAATCAAAGAAATGGAAGTCATGTCTGGGGCTGATACCCCAATTGACTACATGAAATTTGCTGACGAGAACAAAGGCATCTTTGCTGTCTCCAATGATGTTGGTGCTGTCATTGCCAACAATGCTAAGGCAAGATCGGAGGCAGAGGCTCAGGCTGAAAAAGACAACGCCACACGGCTCGACACCACTTTGGCCTTTACCCTAGACTCAAACGTCTACGCTGCCCGTGGCGAATATGGTTCGGCCAGTGAAGTCTATATGGCCCGCGATGAACTTCGCAATGAACTGTATAAGTATGACCCAACAGTCATTGGTCGAGATGCTTACAATTCAATCTTGTCCAAGATTGATTCTGCTGAGCAGCAACTCAATGAGGGTGTTGTTCGTAAGGTTTCGTCGCTCCTCAACAGCCGTGATCCAAGTGGTCAAGCTTTGACGGTGTTTGCTGAAGCTTTGGCTTCAGGCAATCAGGCTGTTCTTGCTGATATCGTTCCACCTATTTTCTACAACATTCTGGCTCCAGAGGTTGCGGGGGATGGCGCTGCGCTTAGCGCCATTGCCAAAAGCTGGAAACAAGGTGGCGATGCCTTTCGCGCTCAAAAGAACAGCGTGACAAAGATCAACATCACAAATGATGCCACCTCTTTGAAGTCGATCCTTGGCGACGACACTATTTCAATGGAGCAAAAACAAGCAGCGTATGACGCATTCAAAAGTGAGCATGGCTCATACAATGACACTGACATTGTTCAGTATGTTCAAGGGATTGATGGTGATCTGTCTGCAAAGATGACTGGCCTTCGCAATGAGAGCAATCTGAAGACCTTCAACCTTGGCGCTCAACGGCTGGAGACTGGGACTACAAGTGCAAACTTTGCAAGCAATACCGCAGCCCTGAATGCTCTTGCAAAGCAGACAGGTCAGATTGGAACAACTGGTCACATTGATGCGGCGGCTAAGGTAGTAACGTCTGCCGCCCTTAGTGCCGTTTCCAATATTGCTGCGCGTATTCCTGATGCGGCTATGCGCTCTCAGCAGCTTAAAGCAATGGCAATCTATGCTGAAACTGGTCAGGACGAAAACCTTTTGCCTGAACTAAAGGCCGAGGTTGATAAAGCTCTTGGAACATCAACCAATATCGAAGGCAACATTGTTTCCACTGACCGCCAAAAGCTAGCGGAAGAACTGTCCGCTCAATCGGAAGCTATTGCAAAGAGCTACTCTCAGACTCAAGCACTCAAGCAGCAGCAAACTGATTTGCAAAACTTGGGTGCCGGGACTCTGATTGGCAAAACCGCAGAGGAAACTAGCGCGTTAATCTCTCAAGCTGTTGGCCTTGCTTCGCTTCCCACTGACTTGTTTATGCGCCCTCCGGCCAATGAAGCCGAAGCCAATGCCATTTCATTGCTGATTGCCAATAGGGGCGTTGTCTCAAAGGAACTGGTTTACGCAACTACTCAGCTTCTTGAGGGAACCGCTCCGATTGAGCAAGTAACAACTATTCTTGGTCATGTTCGCTCGAATCTTTTTACTGTATCTGCTGATGGCAAGATGCAAGTAAACGCTGGGATGGTTCAGGCTATTGGCGCAACAAAAGCCGCAGGACTAGAGGCGCTTGTTGCTGCTGCTGAGATGGCACCAATTGGAGCCGAAGCATCTTATGTTGCCTCTGTTGGCGAAGCCCTTCGAGAGCCAATGTCTGATGAAGTCTTTAAGCAGCTTACCAGCTATGACAATCCCGCTCAGATGCTGGCAAACCTTGGCGTTCCATCATCTTTAATGGATGAGTTTGTTCCGCTAGCAATGGCTATGGCTGCTGTTCGTAAGGGCGGTGCTTATGATACGATGCAGCAAGCTATTGAAAAACGATTCCAAACAAATGCAAATGGCTTTGATTTCCAGACTGGTGGATCAACTGTTCTCCATCATCCAGAAAGCTTTGGCATTGAACTCAAGCCTTTTGAAAACGGCGTTGCGGAAATCGTTAAGAAGCTTAGCACACCTGACAATCGCCTAAGCTTTGCCAAGAACACTGGAATATTTGGCAATGTTACGATTGAAGAACTTCAGGCAAACCCAAGTTACTTCCCGGTTCAGATTGTTCAGGATGTTGTAGGCAATGCGTCTCAAGCTCAGGCACAGCTTGGCTTGGCTAAGCGCGTTCTCTATGGCCGAACGCCGAGATCAACTACCGCAAAACCAGAGTGGCAACTTTATGCAGTCGATCAGTATGGGTTCGTAACTGTTATTCCAAACAGTGCATTCACCACTGATACGTTGCCTATTGCTAGGGCCCTTGGAAAGATGATGCCGCCTGAAAGCCCTGCTCTGACAGTGCAGGATGGAATGATTGCTCAGGAAGAAATTGCAGCGAACCTTACGCCGGAAATGGCTGAAGAGGTTCAGCAGCAAACGACTGAAGCATCTGTTGTGCAAACTCCAAGTGTAGAAGCGCCTCCTAAAATCTCGAAGACAATGACACTGGCAGTCGATCAAACGCTGGTAGACACAATCACCTCTGTTCTTGGAAAGAACTCAGAGGCAGCTAAGATCATGCCGTTGATTGCACAGTCGGCCAGCACAAGCACTGGTGTTGCAAACGACCAGCTTCGCAAAGTAATTCGAGCCGTTGGCGAACTGCGGCCAAGCCCTCGTCGCGATGAAATCGTTTCTCAGCTTCTTGAATTGCAAGGCAAACTGAAAGGTCAGAAATAAGATGGAAATGGACACTGGCTTAGGCCCAACCTCTGGAACCATTCCTTTTCGTCCCGTTACTGGCCAAGCTGGACTGACCGCTCCACCATCTACCACTCAGGTAATTTATGCTTCTATCTCCAGATGGAAAGACCCGCTCGTTGCCCTGTTCAATACTGACGTTTCTGCTCCGCGTGAGGAGTTTGATCGCAGTGTTCCTGAGCAATACAAGTCAATTGCGATGGACCTCTACATGGTCCCTCGGCAACAAGACTTTGAGTATATGAAAAAGCTGTTCGACAAGGATCAACTTGATCGGGCAACCTTTAAGCAAGCAACCTTCGGCCAGACTGTTATCGGTGCTGTTGCCGATCCATTGTCTGCAATTCCAGTTGTTCGTTTCTACAAGGGGGCATCTCTTCTTGGCTCTGCTGCCAACGTGGCCTTAACTGCTGGTGGTGTTACGGCTGGGGAAGAGGTTCTTCGCTCTTCGATTATGCCGGGTTACGATCCGATGGAGGGTGCGTTTAATGTTGCGGCATCTGTTGCTGTTGGTGGCTTGCTTGGTGGCGGCATCTACACTGGCCA